AAGGGAAAAATGCTATTGGAAAAGGCCATGAGTATACACAGCAGTTTGATGCTCAGATCGAACAACTGGCTATGTCGCTGCCGGATGAACAGGCTCGTAATGCTTTCATGCAGCAGGCGCAGCAGCAGCGTATTCAGTTCGCTACGCAGGCCGGGAGGTACGAGATAGGGCAAATAAATGCCTACGAAGAAGGCCAGTTTCAGGCGACACTGCTGAATAATGGTAAAAATGCCTCAGCATTATATGGCGACAACGCAGCATACATATTGGCTAATACGCAAACTTTCCAGCAAATTGAGGATTACGGTATTGCGCATGGCTGGAGCGACGAGCAAATCCAGGCCAAGAAAATCGAGTTTAAAGAAGCAACAGCAAAAGCAACTGCTCAAAATGCTATTGGAGCAAACTATCTTCAGGTAAGACAGCAAAATGGCGAGTTAAGCGATACTGCTGCTGGATCTCGCCGTGCTGTAGCAGATAGTGGCTCTTCCGATCGTACCCGCGGTATACGCAACAATAACCCCGGCAATCTTGAATACAGCAAAACTAATCCGTGGGTTGGGCAGACTGGTGATGATGGTCGCTTTGCCAAATTCGAAACCCCTGAACACGGTATTCGCGCGCTTGGTCGCAATTTGCTGTCGTATCAGCGTCAGGGTTATGACACCATCAGCGAAATAATTAATCGCTGGGCACCGGCCAGTGATGATAATAAAACTGATGCTTATATACGGGCAGTATGTGCTCAGCTCGGTGTAACTCCTGACCAGCCGCTTGACGCATCAAATCCTGACACACTGAAATCTCTGTGCAAAGCAATTATTCATCATGAGCAAGGCAGTCAGCCGTACAGTGATCAGCAATTGGCCGCTGGCGTTAGTGCCGCACTGGGGCTTTCTCAGCTACCGACAAAAAATAAACGTTATACCGGTGTAGCCTGGTTCGATGCTTTAAGTGAATCAGATCAGGCCAGCGTGTTGCGACAGACGGATGCATTAGCCAGACAGCAGCAGGCTGAATATAGAACGATGCTCGAAAGCCGGGTTCGCGATGCAACGGCTGCGTATATGCGTGGCGTTGAATTTCCTAACCCGCCTGGTGAGGGTGAGTTCATTGCTGCTTATGGTGTCAGAGAAGGAAACCTGCGATATACCGAGTTCAGAAATTTGCAGATCGCCGGACAGTATATAGGCTCTTTCCGCAACATGCCGACAAGCAGCATTACCGCATATGTTGAGCAATTACGCCCGGATACTGGTGAGACAGGGGAGGGGTATGCGTCTCGTGCGGAGTTATTCGACCGGGTATCGGCGGCAGCCACGAAGGTAATAACCCAGAGGCAGAATAATCCGTTTAGTGCAGCGGTGGAAATCGGAGCCTATAAGCCGATCACCAGCAACAACCCTGACGACATCACTGCCGAGGTGGCTAACCGTTTCTCGTCGCAGGAAAGCTTACGCGCGTTGGGAATTAATGCCCCACTCCTCAACAGTGAAGAGGCGGCTGCGCTGGCACAGCAGGTGCGCGGCACTCAGAACGTTGACCAGACAATTAAACTGTTGCAGAGCATGGGGGAGAAGCTGCCTGCGCCAGCAATACGGCAGGTGGCATCTGTAATTGCTCCGAACAGTGCGGCAACAGCCTATTCTGCGCTGCTGCTGGGCACGCCGGATAACCAGTACGACAACACCAGGCCGACGATCCCATATAGTCAGTTCATCGGGTATAAGCCGACGATGAACAAGTACGACGTTGCAAAGGTTATTCTTTCCGGCGACCAACTACTGAATCCGACGAAGGCCATGAAGAATGCGGGCATAACTCCGGTACAGTTGCCGAGCGAAGATAAGATGAAAGACGCTTTCGACGAACAGGTAGGTAATGCATTTGCCCGTAACCCGCAGTTACGCCAGATCAGTTATAGCCTTTTCAAAGCCGCTTACGCAGGAATAGCTTATCAATCTGGTGATGCCTCTACGGTAAGAACCAGTATGCCTGATACAGACATTGTAGCTGATGCCGTGAAGTATGCTACTGGCGGTATATACAATGGTTTTAATGGCGGCGACGTTGTAATGCCTTTTGGCATGGATAAATCTACTTTCAAAGATCGCTATACCACATCTGCGAAACAAGCACTGAAAGATGCCGGACTTAACGTAAATGCAGTGTCAAATTTCACGCCAGTTAATATCGGCAATAACCGGTATCGGCTTGTAAATGGTAGCGGACGCTGGGCAACAGATCCCAGAACCAATAAAGCTATTGTCGTGAGGGTTGAATAATGTCTGATGTTTTTTCTTTGGCTCCAGAAGGTCAGGCATGGATTGACGACAAAACAGTTGCCAACCCAGCAAGGCCAGAAGACTACGATCCGACTCCCTTCCAGGGTTCAGGTACTGCACTTTTGAGCGGCGTGGCGGAGGGGGCTCTCGGTCTCGCGCAGTCTGCCGTCGGATTCAGCAAGCGTCTGATTAGCGATCCGGCATTTACCGCAGACGTGGCACCGACAGTTAATATTTTTCGGGAGATGTTCCCTGATGCTGACAAAACACTGAATGATACATACGACACGATCGGAAAACAGTTACAGGATGCCCGCAGCTATGTGAAGCCTGATGCAGGCAGCCAGGGAATGGCGGCTGAGGTATTAAATGAGCTTGGTAAATTTGTTCCTGCAATCGGAACAACTATGTTTGGTGGTCCGCTCATCGGCGCTGCTACAGCCTTCAGTTCTACGTATGAGCAGTCCTATCAGGATTTTAAAGGGAAGGGAGTAGACGAGGCTACAGCGCGTAACCTGGCAACGCAGCAGAGCCTTTTCAATGCTGTGGGTATGGCCTTACCCGCTGCCGTCGGCACCACACTGGCAACGCGCATTGCCTCAGGTGTGGCAATCAACACCGGATTCGGTGGACTGAACCGTTACTCAGTAGGCGCAACACTGGAGGAAAAAGGCTACATGGAGATGGCAAAACAGTACCGGGTATTTGACGGTCAGGCGATGTTAGTCGATGCCGTTTTAGGCGGGGTCTTTGGTGGCGTTCATCACCTGACTACCCATAATAACCATGATGGTACAGAGTCGAACATTTCTGCAGAAGAAATAAAATCAACTTTTGGTGAACATTATCAGCAATCTCCTGATGGTAACATTGAGTCAATGGTTCGTGATTTATCTGATTCAGGAGTAATAGAACTTATTAATGAACCAGCAATAAAAAATAGTGATGGAGAAATACTTCTGAATAAAGGTCATGTGACAGTAGCTTCCGGAAAAGAACCAATAATAAGAATAAATATTAATGGATTAAAAGACCATGAAGAACTGTTAGAAACCCTTCATCACGAGGCGCTTCATCTTGAGCAGCGCCATTACCCTGACTGGAAGGCCAGAAAGCTAGCTAATGCTGTACTTAAATCTGCAAACAAGCATTCTGACTATCCTGAATTTGCATATGGGATGTCACAATATTATGAATATAAGAAAAGGGGTGAGTACCCTGAAACATATCCTGAGTGGTTGTACGCTGAAGAAGTTGCCGCACATGCAGTAAATCCATCTCTAAAGACAAGCGTTTCATCATGGGAAAAAATTATTTCAGGTTTTAAAGCCTATATATTCAGATACAGTGGTATTCAGGTTGGAACCGTTACACCTGAGCAGTTACGGTTACTCGTAAGTATGCGTCTTCGCAATATGAAACTGGAAGCCGCAGTCGAAAAAGTTTTTGGTATCCGGGCGAGGGAAAGAATAAAACCAAGCGATATTGATGCAGCCCACATTTTGAATGAGGGGCTTCATTACGATATTGAATCGTCACCAGTGCTTCACACCAGCAATGAGAGCATCAACAGCCATGTTGACGCCATGGATGAAGCATACAGGCAACTTAATGATGGTCAGCCTGTAAATGTTGGGGAGATGGCGCGAGGGCTTGATGGTCCATTGCGATCAGATATATCTGATACTTACCAAGAGCAATACCATGAAATACAAAAGGTTTTTGAAGAAAATGGTGTCAGATATGAAACATCATCAGAGCCAATTAGTGAATCGCCTGTCCCTCGTGCTGAAAGTGCTTTCTCATCGGCTGGTGAACACAGAGGGGACGTCAGCGTTGATCCAGATACAGGGCAGGTTCTCTCATCCAACAGCTATGACCTTATGGCTGCCAGGGACATGGCTGTTGCCAATCCTGAGCTGACTATAGCTCACCCGGAAACCGGAAACCCGACAAAACTTTCTGATCTCCTGGCTGAGCTGGATGAACAGATTAAGACAGTCCAGAACGAATCGAAGGTTTATTCTGTAGCGGCAGCGTGCTTCTTGAGGAACCCATAATGAAACAGGCATGTGTGGAAGCTATTGCGCAGACACTTGGTCGCCAGCCAAAGGCTGATGAGCTGAAAAATATTGAAGATCGTATCAAAGAAGCTGTGCAGCATGTGCACAGAAAGAATGCAAAAGAAGGCAAAAGTGGTATTCCTGATGCTCAAACATACATGGATGCAGCAGAACTGGTACGCCAGCGTGTGGTTCATGATGTGTACAAGAAAAGACAGCGTGTTGCCCAGAATGCGATCGCCATCAGTAAAATTACTGACACTCTCGATGCTAACATCCCGCCTGATCAGCAGACACCTGTTAATTTGCAGCAGTTTATTTTTGCTGGCCGACGATCGAGAGACAAAGCTGATATCTCCGTTACTTCTGCTGAAGAGCTTGCAATTGGGGCATATCAGGACTGGTCCCGTCAGCTCAGTGCTGAACTTCTAAAAGCAGGTGATGACGTCCGCAAATTCTTCGAGCAGAGCAGGGCGCTTGGAGAGCAGCGGTTTCGGAGTGTATTCGACAGGCAGGCGGCAAAGTCTGCACAACTCCAGATCCTGAAAGAAATTTATGGCGAAGATACCGGGAATCCCCTGGCGAAGAAAATTGCACAGATTTGGAAGGATGTAACAGGCCGTGTTCGTCATGAGATGAACGACAACGGCTTTGACATAGGTCTGCGAGAAGACTGGCATACGCCATATGTGGATGATGCTGACCTTATTCGCAATGCCGGGCGCGAAGAATGGCTGGCATCGTTACCAGTGGCAGAGCAAGCTACAGCACGTCTTTCAGGTCGCCAGCCACCGATTGAGTTTGCCCGCCAGAAATGGGTTGATGACGCTTACAACACGCAGGATCGCAGCAATTACGTTAATCCTGACGGCAGCATTATGAATGACGTCGAGTACCGTCAGGCACTGGAAGCGATCTTTGAAACGAAGGCCACTGATGGGGCAAACAAAATTGAGCCTGGGACATTTATGGGAGCCGGAGGTATAAAGAGCCGTGGTTCTCAGCACAGGGTGATGGCGTTCAAGGATGCGCAGTCACACTTCGCCTATATGGAGCGATACACTCAGCAGCCGCTGGTGGGGGTGATGATGTCGCACCTGCAATCATCATCCAGGGATTTGGGCGTCGTTAAAGCCTTTGGTCCGGACGCCGAAAGAAACTTTTCCCTGGTACTGGATCGCATCTATAAGCGCGCAGTAACAGGCGGGAAACGCAAAAAAGAAATGGAGGATGAGGCCAAATTAGTTGCCCGTATGTTCAACTCAATGGCTGGCCTAAATGGTGTCGCTTCATCGAGTGTGTTCTCTTCAGCAGTTGGTGGTCTGCGTAACCTGATGACCAGCGCCATGCTTGGCACCAGCGTACTGACAGCAACCAGCGACCAGGCAATTATGCGGGCAAATGCGCAGGCGCTGGGCTTTACCCGTGGTGGAATGCGGCTTTCCGTTAACACTATCAAAAACCTGTTTAGTGGAGATGCCAAAAAGGCGAATGCTGAACTCGGTCTGCTGGTGGATTCACATGCTGCTGTGGTTTCGAAAATGGGCGGGTTTGACTTGTCTCGCGGCATAACTGGCTGGTTCGCAGAGAAGACACTGAAGTGGTCCGGGCTGATCGCTATGGACCGCGCAAACAAAGCGTCGTTTGGTCTCCTGATGTACAAAAACATTGGCGAGCTGACCAGAAAATTTAAGACGCTGGACGATATAAAAGGAACCGATAAAACCATTCTGGCTAACAAGGGATGGAGCAATGAGGACTGGGCCATCATGGCAGCGGCAGAACTCAGGCCGATGACTACTGCCGGGCATATGGGGATGACGCCAGACGCGATTTACGCTGTGCCCGATAACGTAATCGCCGACATTATGGCAGACCGTATTGCCCGGATTCGTGCCGGGAGTGAAAAGGCACTGGCAGCCCTTGGAGATCTCCCTCCAGAACGCCTGAAACGGATGAAAGAAGCATTCGACGCTGAGGCTGAGCAGACCATCACGCGCATGATTCGTAATGCACGCGCTGAAGCAGCCCAGAAATTGCTGGGAATTACGCACGGTGAGATGACCAATGCAGTGACCACCGCTACGGGTATTGATACATATGCCCGTGATGATGCTGGCGAGTTAATGAAGAGCTTCATGCTCTTCAAAACAACCCCATTTGCTGGATTTCGGCAACTTGTTAACAGAACACGGGATTTGGACACCGTTCCGGCCATTAAATTTCTGGCCTCATATATCGGGGGAACAACTCTTGCTGGTATGTTTGCGATCCAGATGAACAGTTTGTTAAATGGTAATGACCCGCTGGATATGACAAAACCAACCACATGGGTTCAGGCTCTACTGAAAGGTGGTTCGTTCGGTATCTACGGTGATTTTATTTTCCAGGACCATACGCAATATGGCTCCAGCATCGGTGCCACTATGGGTGGCCCTGTGTTGAGCTTTGCAGAGCAGTTAACAAAATTACTGATTACTAACCCACAGAAGGCTCTACAGGGTGAAGAAACATCATTCGGTGCCGATGCACTGAAAACAGCCCGCATGATCACCCCATTCGCAAACCTGTGGTATGCGAAAGCGATAACCAATCACCTGATATTGCAACAACTTCAGGAGATGGCAAACCCTGGTTACAATGATCGAGTAAGGGACCGCGCGCAACGGGAGTTCGACATAACGAGTTGGTGGGAACCGGGTGCTATTGCGCCACGTAGAGCACCGGATTTTGGAAAGGCGGTGGGGAACTGATGACGAGAGATAAAATTGAATATATTGCTTCTCTTAAATATGAAGCTGAGAAATGGAGAAGGATTGGCGGGTGGGGAACATTAATATCACTCTCTGCTTTACTTATAGACTCCTGGTTCAGACATATTGATGCAGCATCATTACTTTTTGAATCAGCAGTACTTGGTGGATTCATTTGCTGTTGGGGTGGTAATTATGATCGGGCGTCCAAACATAAGAGAGAACTTGACGCGATATGTTTTGCTTTATTCGGTAAGGATTACGAAAGTTCTGACCTTGATATAATTGAATTCAACAAAACGGAACTATCGTGACATGTCACAGGCCGCTTTCG